GTGAATGCTGATGGATTCAGAATAAGATGGGGGATGCACTTCTTGGTTAAGGACTTAGGAGAAGGTAAAGTAGAAATTAAAAGATATAAATAACTATATGGCTAAAGACCTGTATGACACATTAGGGGTGAATAAAAACGCATCCGCCGATGAAATAAAGAAAGCTTACCGAAAGAAAGCCGGTGAAAATCACCCTGATAAAGGCGGCGATAATTCAAAAATGACAGAAATCACAAAAGCATACGGTGTATTAGGCAATCAAAAGAAAAGAGATCGTTATGACGCAACCGGCCAAGAGCAGGAAGAACCTTTTGATAAGAAATTTCAGGAATTTATACAGAAATTCTTGTTACAACTAATTGAGACAAGAAATGTAGATTCTACTAATTTGATTGGCGAATTGGAGAAGATCGCGCGGCAAAACATTTCAGGCACTAAGCAGGCTAAGAATGAATCTGAGTTTAGAAGAAAGAAATTCGAGAAAGTGCTGATGAGATTGGAGGCTAAAGGAGAGAACAGAATCTCTACAATTATAGAAATGAACATTGATAATTGTAAGAAGGAGGAGGGTATGTTGCAGGAGCATTTGGATTTTATGGCTAAAGTGCTGGAATGTTTGGGAGGCTATATGTATAATTATGACCCCGCAATGGATGACAATGGATTTTTAATTAATTGGAACCGCGTATGATTTATTACATCACCATAGACCAGTTGTTGAGTAGTAAGAGGGAAAGGGTGCAGAAGGACTTGAATAGCATTTACGATTTGACGGTGAAAGATGTATTAAGGAGTGAGAGGCAGTATTTATACAATTATAAGTGGTTAGGACACTCGGTAGTGTTTAGGTATCATGGAAGGCATAAGATTTTAATTTACAACAAATAATTATTAAATTTGAGATATGAGTACAGCAACAAATTTTATCCCGCCTGACGCGGGGCTTAAATTTTTAATATGTGTATTGGCAGCAGTGTTAATTTTAGCTCTTTGTAAATGCTAACACCTACCTTAATTACCCGATATGGGATAGCCGCCACTTATGATAGAATCACGTCTATTGACAGGATATTTAGCGGGCGGGACAATGACCCCATAAATGAAGCTGAGAACTTGGCCTGCGACATAGCAGAGGGTTGTTTTTGGGACATTACAGTGGCAATTTGCGGAGAAGGGAAGTGTGTTACACAGATAATTGTATTTAGAGATAAGTTGGGCTTTGAGAGATATAAAAGAGATCAGGTAACATTGTTTGACCAAAAGGAGTTATGACAGTTTATGGTATAGACATAAAAGTGCCAATAATGAACGGCGGCTACATTTGGATATGTGTAATTCTTAATTAACTATTTCAAACTTGTAAAGAAATTTAATAACTAAAAAGTATCACAGAATTGAAATGGAAGATAGAGAGGAATACGAAAGTCAAAGTTTAGCGAAAGAGATTCGTTCTTTTGGCTTAAATCCAGTTAAGGTGATGGCGGATGAGAGCGGAGACATTGCAAATCTATCCGAAGACCAGCTTCTTAACTCTAATGGTTGGGTAACGATCAATCTTCCCAACGGATGCACTTACACTTACAATAAAAACTTTTGGGATAAGTTTCTATTTGGCAGTCCCGGAGAATTAAGCGGAACAGTAGGAGATAATAATTTAACAAGTAACAAATAAAAAAAAATAATATGAACATCAAGCGCATAGAATTACAAAGCGGCGGCTTTAAGGGAGCAAACATTAGTTTCATCACGCAAGTATTCAAAAATAATAGGCCCTTCTTAAACGAGACCATTGAGAAAAGAAAGAATCCTATTCACATGGATTTTGAGAAGCTGTTTAAAGACCTTCGCATTCATCTATTGGACATTTACAAAATAAACAACATTCGTTTATCAGAGTCAGAAAAGAACACTTTGCTTTTAGAAACAGAAGTGTTTTCCATCGAATTTGATAATGACTCGTTTATTTTGGCCGGCGAACTTGAATCTTTTGAAGACAAAAAGATTAAACTCAAAACTTGCAAGGTACAACAATCAGATGGCTATGAAGGCTATGACGAAGTGCGTAGTATTATTGACAGTCTTAAAGTCGAAGCTACATCTTATCTCGATGGATTAAAAGTAGTGAGCGATAGAGAAATGATGCTTCGTTGGTTAGAAGCAAGAAAAGACCAAAACATGACTAAGGAGCAATTTGAATTGCTTGGCGAAGATGAGCAAAAGGAATACATGAACAAAACCCTTAATGCCAAATTTGGAGCTAATATCGAGGAAGAAGAAGTGACGGAAGAGGATGAAAGTGTATTAGAAGGAATTAACTTAACAAACGATGTTATTGAAATCCCTGACGCACCGGTGAAGAAAGGTAAAAAGAAAAATGAAGTAGCACAAGAAGAACAGGGAGGGGCGTTTTAATTATGGCACTCCATACTCTTTTTAAATCGGACGTTGTTTTAGAGCCTGAATCTCACACGTACATGGATTCTTTAGGCAGGCAATATTTGTCTGTAACTAAATTCTTAGGATTACTTTCTGAAAGATTTGAAGATACTCCTGCGTACGCGAGAGCAAACGAAGAAACGCGGGCGCAATGGAAAGAGAAAGGAAGAGCCGCCGCTAATCACGGAACGACAATTCATAATGCTTTAGAGCTTTATAGTCAAACCGGACAAATACTAGCAGAGAATGTTCACATGGCAGAAGCCATAAAGAGCATCTCTGCGGAGTATAATGAGTATCATCAAAGTCATGATGAGATTTGCTTGTCAAATAGTCAATACAGGCTAGCCGGAACCGCGGATAAGATTTGCTTATTAAGCAATCGCAAAGACTCTGAGGTTGATATTGCCGACTTTAAAACTAATATAAATAAAGGAATACAATTTCACAGCGATTATAAGAAAAGAATGTATCATCCCATTGAGCATTTACACGATTGTAATTTCGTTAAGTATTCTTTGCAGTTAAGTATTTACGCTTACTTCTTTGAGGAATTAACCGGCAGGAAAGTGAGAAAACTTTTTATTCATTTTATCCCACCACACGATTTCACAAAACATTATAAGATACCAGTGATTTACATGAAAAACGATATACGCGTCATATTAGAAACGTACAAGCAACAAATTATGAACATAGTAGAACCAGTTAAGTTATATGAATTTTAAAAACTATTAATTATGGATAATTATATACCATTATCGCAAGATCATAAAAAAGAGCTGAATGATGAGATCGGCACAGGATTTAATGGGTACATTAAATTTTTACTTAGAGGAAAAGAGGTAGCCACAACTGATTTATTAGAAAAATCTTTTGAGAGGCATAGGCTTAGGACGGCAGAAATGATAGGCGTTAAATGGTTTGATGATTATTGGCTTTTGCACGAAGACGGCTCTGTAAGGGCTAAGTCAAGCGATATAAAAACATTATCTGTAACAGACGTTGATTCTGATTATGGAACCGCGCAGGGCTTAAAGTATCAGGTGTTTTTAAGAAGAAATGAAGATGGAATTTGTAAACATTGTGGAAATAAATTAAATGACTAGTATTAACAAAGAAATATTCCCAGCAGGCAGCCCACATCAATTTGCGGAGGACTTATATTGGGAGTTCAGTGAGTTTGAAAATCTTACTGTCGATGAAGTAAAGAAGTGTTGCGACATAACCTTAAAGAAGTTAATGACCAATTCTGACACAGAAATGAGATTGTACTTTGATATGTGCAGAGATATAATTAAAAAGAGAGGAGTCAAAAAATGAGCTATTTATTCTACATAGATTCAAAAAACAACGCGATACTTCATCCAGAAGTAGTAAAATTATGCCCATCATTTAACGCACTTTCTGACAAGGAGGTGCTTTTTGTTATTTTGTACGCAGACTACAATTCAATATACAAGCAATTTCCTGACCACGAAAGAAAAAGGAAGGCTATGTGGCACGCTTTTGATGACAATGAGATTGAAATAATTGAATCTGAAAGGGTAAAAATATGCGTTCAGGATTACATATCTCTTCAATACAATTCTAAGATTGAGACCGCCAGAAAGTATCAGCAGAAAATAGACAAGCTGTTAATGCAACTTGATGAAGATGACAGTCCGTCTTCCATAGAAAAGATCGATAAAGCCATAGATGCTTTAAACAAAAGGATAAATTCAATGAATAAAGAAATTCTTGAAGACACAATAGATGAAGGCGTTTTAAAGGGAGGCAGAACAAAAAGCTTGCTTGAAAAGCTTATTTCAAACAAAAAAAGATACGAGTCTATTGTTGGACATAAATTATAATTATGGCATTATTAAAACCTTTTGACGGCACGAATTTCGACCCACTAAATCCACAACATAGACCGCCTTACATAAAGGGTAAAAACTTCTGTCCAAATCCTATTGTGGTTTACGGAATACCAAGAGAGGCCGACAGCACAAGGGATAAAAAGGTGATAGGAACCGTTGCGTGGGAAAAATTTTGGGAGACCGAAATAGAAAGAATACATAACGGGTATCAAACCGGCGGTTATTGGATTCCAGGTCACTACTACTACTATCTTAATTATGCTGTAATGTCAACTATTAAGTTTGGAAACATTAATCCAGACATAGATGACTTACACATGGAGCTTGCCTATCTTATAGATTATTGTAAAAAGTACGGTAAAAACTTAATGATTCCAAAGGCTAGAAGAAAGGGTATTTCTGAGGCTACTCACAAGATGGTTATCGATTACGGATGGAGATTTAAGTATTCATACAAGGCCGGAATTGCATCAGGAAAGAAAGATTTTATCACTGACTTTGTGGCTAAGTTGCGATATGGATGGATGCACCTACCTCCTGAATTATATGTTGGGACTCATTTAAACAATGATGATGAAATTATTGCCGGTTGGACACAGAAGAACACACATGGTGCATGGGAAGAATTAGGCACGATGAATACGGTTTATACCAGAACAATTCACGCCGATGCATCAGGGTTCAAGGGTAACTATTACAATGATATTATTGTTGAAGAGGTTGGTGAGACTGAGAAGTTTTTAGAATTTTGGGCAGGTACACGCGACGCAATGAGTGATGGCGCAGGGAATCAAATCGGCAATGCTTATGTGTACGGAACTGGCGGTGACATTAATAAAGGCTCTAAAGCATTTAAAGAGGCTTGGGATAGAAACAAGGAAAATAACTTTATTGACACAAATAATTTTATAAGATTTGTAATTCCGGCTCAACGTTTTTATTTCTATGGCGGAAATATAAATAAATCAAGAGATTTGCCAGCCACGTCAAGTTTGTTTAAAACATATAAGCCTTATCAGCTTATAGGAGTTGAAGACATTGATTTATCATTAAAGGATATTATGCAAACCCGTGAGGATAAAAAACACGGTAGAAGGAAAGACTACTTGGATTATTTGCAAAATAATCCCGTAAATGAACAAGAGATTTTTAGAAAATCAGTTATTAACAATTTCGACACGGTAAAGATAAATTCAAGAATGGCTGAATTAGAATCCATGACATATCCTCCATGGACCAAGTACAAATTGGAATATGTTAGAGATGAAAAGGGAATGATAAAACAGCCCGCTCAGGTTAAATGCAGGGTGTTAGAAAAGCATGAAGATCAAAATATTTGCATTTGGATTTCAGACAGCGGGCACCCTGACGCTAATTATATAGGTAAATACGTTGCTGGAATAGATAGCTACAATATAGACACATCCTCGTCATCAAAATCGCTTGGAGCGATGTTGGTTTTAGATCGGCTAACTAAAAAGCCGGTGGCAGCTATATGTTGCAGGCCTCCAAGAAAAGAGATATTTTTTGAAATGTGTGTAATGCTTTCTATTTATTACAAGCTGTATTTTAATGTACTAGGTGACGTTGCCAGTGATACTATTATAAAGCATTTTGAAATATCTGGATGTTATAAGTACTTAGCAGACAGACCTAAAAAGTTTGAGTCGGAAGGTAGTACCCAATCTCATGACAAGTGGGTAAGGTTAACCGATTATAGCAGGCCAAGAATGATTGGATTAATGCAGTCTCACGTAAATGATTACTGCGACCAAATAGACTTCCCTGAGCTTTTAGACCAATTAGGAAACTATGACGAGGTGGCTAAAGATAGCGATAATGACTTGGCCGACGCATTTGGAATAGCCCTAATGCAGGATATATCCTGCGAAATAAAGCCAAAAGACCAATCTGAAAACAAGATTCAGAACAGATTTGAACTAACACAATTCGAGGATGATGGCAATGGCGGACTAAGACTTAAAACGAGCGGTTCAGGAACCCTAAAGGATATTCAGGAAGACAGAGATTTAATGTGGGATATGTTTGGAGGTCCGCAGGGTTAAAATAGTGCCAATAACTTATTTGAAGTAAGTTAAACTATTTTTATATATTTACACAACCTATTAACATTTAACGCATGAGCCTGCTATACCCCAGACAAGATTTATTTTTAAAGGATAAAAATGAGGCTTGGCTAAAATCACATCTTGATTACGCCGAATCTGTTCTTATGTATGGGAATAACGCCCGATCCCGAATGTCGAGATTATTTTTAGGGTATAATGGAATTAAGGTTAAAGGCTCACTTGATTGGCTCACTAAACGATACGGAGAAACGGATAAGGCCACTTATATCGCTTATAGGTTAGGGAGAACCAAGATAGACTTACTTCACGGAGAATGGCTAAAAAGACCATTGGCCGCCACTGTTACTACAATCAACTCAGAGGCAATGACTGAAAAAATGGCTCAGTACGACCGAATGGTTGGGGCCATGATTGCTAAAGATGAAATTGAAGCTATCAAAAAACATACCGGTGTTGATTTAATGGAGGGGGTGCAAATACCCCAAGATGAAGAAGACCCTGTGTGGAAAAAAATGTCTTTTAAAGACAAGGCGGAAGACATGATGCAAATCATTCTTGACAATCAGGTTAAAGAGCTTGATTTAAAGAAGAAGATTGGTGAGAGTTTTAAACATTGTGAGATAACCAACTATGCTTTTGGTCAAATTGAAAGAACTGAAACTGGTGATATTGAATATTGGACTATTGACCCGCGCGACGCTATTTTTGAAGCTATCGAAGGTGATGACTACATGGAGAAAAGCCCTATTATGGGATGTCGTAAATGGCTTCCTGTACATACGGTTTTAATGAAGTATAAGCTCACTGATGCACAGCGCGAACAATTAGAAACGGCAAGAAAAAATCCTTCTGCATGGACCGGACAAACAGGAAGCGGAAGAGGGTTTATGCGTGATTCTAATGGGCAGTTGGAAGTGGCGGTATTGCATATTGTATGGAAATCAGTAACGCCAAGTTACTACAAGATTGTTCCTAAAACTCCAAATCAATTAGAATTAGAACCGGAAACCGATTCATTCAGATTAGAGCTAGACCCTATTAAATACGAAAACAATAAAGACTACCATGATAAAATGGTGGCTAAGGGTGAGTATGTAATTGAGACCAAATGGAGAGAAGAGGAATATGAGGCAACAAGGATTGGCGGTATTATTGACATTAATATGCGTCCTACTTATTTCCAAAAGCATTCGACGGACAAACCTTCACACGTACTTTCTTCTACCTATGTAGGGTATGTACACGGCAGGACTGATGGGGTGGTTGTTTCATTACAACAAGTAATTGAAAACTTCGAGAACATTTACGACATTTTAATGTATCAGATATTAAAAGATGTGGTGCGCGCGAAGGGTAAGGTGATTGTTTTAGATAGAGCTGGACTTGGCATCTTGGAAAAGCTGGACGGTGTAATTCATAAGATTACAAACGACGGGGTGTTGGATATTGACTCGGCTCAGGCCGGACAAAATGGAAGCCGTTACAATCCAAATGACATTATTAAAAAAATTGATTTAGGATTGAGTGATAACTTCTCTTTCTTGGTAGCTTTAAGAAATGACATTCGTAACGAGCTTAATTTAATTACAGGTATTAACGAGAACCGAATGGGAATAACTCCCGCAAGTTCGACGGCCACCGCCCAACAATCAGATATTTCAAATTCACGAACTATCACCGAGGCTTTATTTTATGGATTCTCGGGATTTACAAAACGCGTGATGCAACAAATAGTAAACGCTTCCGCTATCAGTTGGGCGTTTTATAAAGTAGAGAAGGGCGAGCAGATACTAGGTTCTGATAAATTCAATTTCTTACAAGTAACTAAAGATGTAGGTTATAAGGATTATGGTGTATTTATTGAAGACGGCAGCGCTTATATGGAGATAAGTCAGAAGATAGACGCTGTTATGCAGCTTGCTATTAATGCTAAGACTATTGATACTATGGATGTGATGAATGTGATGCTGGCAGAAACTCTATCTCAGAAAAAAGCATTTTTGCGCGAGGCAATGGAAAGAATGAATGCTATTGCACAACAACAGCAGGAGGCTAATAATCAGGCTCAGGCACAAATGCAGCAAGCTCAATTAGACCAGCAGTTGCAGATACATCAGGAAGAAAGGGAGGATATGCAGCAGCAGCAAGCCGACATTGTTAAGCTACAAGGCCAAGTTCAAATGATGGTGGATGACAATAAGGCTAAGAATAATATGCACGAGCAGAATCTTAAAGGCCAACAAGAGATTCTTAAAAGCACGATAGACAATCAAAATTCTGCGGTTTAAATTATAATTAAGGGTTAACAATTTACCGCTTTCAAAAGGACTATTCTTCACAGGGTAGTCCTTTTTTCATTTCAAATTTGTAATGGAAATATTTTCTTTTAAACCGTCTCAAATCTGTGATGTTAATATCTTTTTTATTCTTTGTGTTAAAATAGTTAGATATTTATGCAACCTTAAAAATTTAACAAAATGCCAGAAGAAACAAATCCCGCTTCCGTTTCGGAACAGTCAAGCACTGTAACAGCGCCAGATTGGTCTCTACTTGATGAATTATCTAACAACCAAGAAGTTAAGATTGAGTCACCAAAAGTAGAAACCCCAGAACAAAAAACAAACACTGATGTAATCACCGACGAACAAGTTAAGGATGACGGCATTAAGATTGAAGTCCCAGAAGAAAAGAAAGAAGAAAAAAAGGAAGAAACTCCTGCCGCGACTGAAACGCCAGAAGTAAATCCTTTATTTGAAATCAAACCGGAGGACCTTACCGATGTGCCTAAAACATTTGAAGAGGGTACTTTTCAAGCTCTTGCCAAAGACGGCTGGGGCATTGAACTAAAAGAAGAATCTTTTGATGCTTTTAAAGAAAACTTCGTTCCGAAGGCAGAGTTAGAGAAAGTAACTCAAATGACTAAGGAGTCAATTTTAGCTGAATACTCCCCAGAAACTGCGGCTACAATTCAGTTATTAGAACTTGGCCTTCCACAAGAATTAATCCTTGAACCAACTCGTAATGTAGACAACAATGTTACCATTATTGATAACGCGGTTAAATTAGGAGACGCTGAGTTAGTTCGCGCCGAGCTTGAAAACACAGAAGGTTGGACTCCTGAAATGATTGACACAGAAATCGAAGAGTTGGTGGCTAATGGAAAGATAGCTCACAAGGCTCAGGTGGTAAGGGTTAATCTATTGAACGATAAAAAGGTTCTGTTAGCTCAAAGAGAAGACATATTAAAAACACGCAATGATTTAATTGCCAAACATACTACGGATAAACAACGCGTTGCTGAACAAAAAAAGGAACAAGATAATTCCCTATTCCTAAAGGCTCTGAATGATAAGTCAGACTTTATGGGAGTTCCTATTCCTAAAGATTTCAAAGACGCAGTTGCTCTGAAGTTCCGCAGCGGGCTTTATGACAGCAAATTATCTGAAGCACAAACAAAAGTAAACTCAATCCTTTTCGCAGAATTAGGCTCTAAGTTTGCCGATCTAGTAAAGAAGTCCGCCTTTGCAAAAGGGAAAGAGACTGAAATTAAAAAGAATGCCAATATCCCTCCCATCTCTTCCGCAGCGTCGGGACAACGAGTGATAAACAAAGAACCAAGCCAAGACAAAGAAAACGACTTTAGTATTATTCAACAGGATTTTGGGAATAAATAATTTAATTATTAATCTCAAAAACTAAAATAAAATGCCAGCATCAAATCGCGGTGTCATTACCGTATCAACCGGTACTTTCTCTAACGACTGTACTACACAAAATGACTTGATTACAAATCAAGCTGTATTCCCTGAAATCCGTAAATGGATTGAGTTCGCTAACCGTCGTTCATTGTTTACAATGTTAACCTCAGGTGTAGTAACTCCTTATGGTATTGACCCTTCAATTCAAACTGACAGCCCCGGTGCTTCAACTCGCGGTACTTCTATGGGTATTGGAACAGATGCTTATCAGTTCCGTATTATGGGACGTATTGAGAAGCCTGCCGTTATTTCTTCACAAGTAGGCTCTACACAAGCTGATGGTTCTTTCACTTTAAAAATGATGGACAATCACTTGAAAAAAGGACACGTAGTTGTATTTGGCGGAACAGGTAACTTTGTTGCTACCGTTCAATCAAGCGCTCGCCCTACTTCTGGCGGTTATTTATATGACTTCCAATCTAACAGTGGAGATTTATTTGTATTCGCTACTCACACTCAAAGCTCAGGAACTAAAACTTGTTTCCCTGGTTGGACTGCATTTGGTGAAAAATCACTTCGCGGTTATGGTGAATCAGCTTTCCCAAGTATGTTCATTAACCACATGACCACTCAACGCGCTACTGCTACCATTTCCGGTGACGCTGGCGCTCGTGTTCTTTGGTTAAATTACATGACTACTAAAGACGGTGTAGATAAAACTGTAAAAGGTTGGATGCCGGAAGAAGTGGCTCAGGAAGAAGCTAAATTAACTATCCGTAACGAACGTGCTAAATGGCATGGTGTTTCTACGATGAAAGATGCTAACGGCGCGCTGTTAACTCAATCTCGTATGACCGACCCTGACACCGGACTTCCTATCATCCAAGGTGATGGTTTTGAAGAGCAAGTTGCTGGTGGTAACGTATTAACAGCATCAGGCGTTTCAGGACAACCTACCATTGATGACTATATTGACATGATGACCACCTTGAAGAAAAAAGGTAACATGATTTCAGGTTATACTTGGGTAATGGTTACTGGAGCTGATGGTTTCTCTAACTTCCAATCTGAGTGTGTTGCTTTAGGAGTAATGCAAAACATTACTTTCATGGATGTGAACAACCAAACTGGCGCTACTAAAGTTGCCGGTGGCGCTATGAGAGAAGTGGGTTATACATTCTCTAAAATCAATGTTGCGGGTAGCTCACTTATCTGTGTTGAAAATCCAATGTTTGATGACCCTAGCTACCGCCCACAAACTCTTTCTAATGGAGCTTCTGTGTTAGGTTCTACTTGTTATTTCTTCCCTATCGGAGAAAGCAACGGAGCTAAAAACATGGAGATTCTTCATAAAGAAGGTAATGGCCGTAACCGTCAAAAAGTAACAGCAATGTTATCTGGTATGACTGGCTCTTCTCAAACAGCCATCACACAAGAAGATGCTGACGTGTATGCTATCTTAAAACAAGATATGATTGCAGTTTACAATACTCAACTTTGCGGTATTATTTACCCACGCGTATCTTAAAAAATATAAGGGGGTAATCAAGAAAAGGTTACCCCTTTTTTTTATAAATAACAAATAACAAAATAAGAAATGAGTAAGCACATTTTCATTCCTTCTACGAGAAAAAATGCGGATGGTAAATCTATCCAAGAGGACGTAGAGTTTGTTTATTGGAGAAATCCTAAAACGAACGAAGAGTACAAACTATTAAACCTAGAGAACGATTCACTCGCCCCTCGCTATGGTATAGTTGAACTTAAACCAATTAAAATATCCAACAGGCACGATAACCAAGTTGGATTTAGATTACTAACTGACAAAGTAAGAGATTGCAATATCGGCATACCGGTTAGGTTTGACCCGAAAACTGACAATCCTATTTGGCAGAAAGTGGAAATTTCTAATTCAGAAACATACGACTTGTCAAATAAAGATCAGCGCATGGAATGGATTATGGTAAAAAACTCCCCTTACTACACAGACATCGTTGATGGCGTTGAATTAAACGCAAATTTCGACGACGGTATGAAGGCGAGGTACAAGGCTGTTGATAAAGAAAGAGAGGCTAATACTTTTGCTCGTAAGTTAAAAGTTAAACGTAATGCAGAAGATATTGCAGAGGCTTTACTTGACAGACCAAAAGAACTGGAAGAAACGGCGCTTATGTGTGGCTTTGACCCTAAAGCTATGTCTACTCAACGTTTGTGGGTAGAGGTAGTTAAATTCGCTGAGAATAAGCCGGAAGAGTTTATGAAAATTCATAGCAGCGATACTAAGACCGAATTATCAGTATTACGTAGAGCTGTTCTTACTGGTAAGGTTAATGAATCTCGCGCGAAGGGATGGACTTACAGCGGTCAAACTTTAGGATATACAGAACAAGAGGCGGTGGCGTTCTTAAAAGAACACCCGCAATTACTTGCCTCTATTGATGCTATTACTCGCAAAACAGATAAAGAAACATTGGCTAATAAGTCAACATCTTCTGAGTCCGTAACAGAGTTAAACGCTAGAGAACTGTTGTTGAAAAAAGAGAATGAGGAGTTGAAGGCACAGTTAAGAGCACAAAGCTCTGCTAATTTAACAGAGATTTCAAATACAATTCTTGACTCTATTGACCCTGAATTTGCTGAGTTGCTAAAAGAGGCAAAAGCTCTTGACGTAAAAGGCGCTCATAAGATCAAGGACAAAGAAAGGCTTCGAGAAAAAATAGAAGAAAAGAAAAAGTT